AGGTCAGACCTAAGATAGTGGTGTTCTACAACTTCGACTACGAACTGGAGCTTCTCAGAGGCTTACAGAGCGAAATAACCATAGCCGAATGGAATGGACACAAACATGAAGAAATCCCCAGTAATAATCGCTGGCTCTATCTTGTTCAGTATGTGGCTGGCTCGGAGAGTTGGAATTGCACTGAAACAGACACCATCGTCTTCTACTCCCTTACTTATTCTTATAAATACTGGGAGCAATCGCACGGACGGATCGATCGTCTGAACACGCCTTTTATCGACCTTTACTACTATATTTTCAGAAGTAAGAGCGTGGTCGACAGGGCTATTTGGAGCAGTTTGAAAGCTAAGAAGAACTTCAATGTGGGTCAATATCCCGAAAGTTTTCTACAGTTAGGCCAAAATGGGCAAGAAAACGCTGTATATACGCAAAAACAAGGATCAAACGATGACGATCCGCGTCGGAGGTATGAGCGAGTCGATCGAGATAACGGGAAAGAGTAAGGATGAGCTGTTGGACTACGTAAAATGGGCCGTAATTTGCCAAGGTTTTTCGTGGTCTGCTGAAATGGAGGAGATTTTTCGCTCAGAATTGGCCAAATAATTTAGATATTAGGGTGGGTAAAAAAATCTACCGAAATCTACTAATTGGGTGCTTTTCGCAAGGGCTTTTAAAAACCTTGGCAAAAAGTTTGGCAAGGTTTTTGGCTTAGATACAGGGATAGAGGTTAGATATTAAAGTGTCACTACTAGAGCAAAAACTTTATTCATCGCGGGAGACTTAATAAGTAATATCTATACAAGGGAGTTTAGATATTATGTGTGAAAAACCCAAGAAAGTTTTTGGGGGTGTAGTGACACTATAATATCTAATACCTCCCACAAGGCTGCGCCTTTCCTCGAGGCCCTTAAAGAAATTAGGTGCAATATCTATGGATGATGAGCTGTGGCAGCAAATAGAGCACTTCCCGGAATACAGCGTAAGCAACTATGGATCGATTCGTTCTGACAAGTCTGGGAGGATCTTACAGTTAAATTTAAACCAATACGGACTTCTACAAGTGGGATTGATGCATGATGGTGAACAGAAACATCGATCAGTCACATTACTGGTCGCGAAGGCTTTTCTTCCTCAGCCTTCAGGTCCCTTTGACACTCCTATTAATCTTAATGGTAATCGGCTGGATAACTTCGTCGGGAACCTCGCATGGCGACCGCGCTGGTTTGCCGTCAAGTACAACCGACAATTTCGCCATCCCTACACCGATCCCATACCGTTGCCCATAATAGATTTGAAAACGGGTGAGGTAAGCGAAAATTCATTAGAGTGTGCTAAGAGATACGGCCTGCTCGAGGAAGATCTAGTTTATTCAATCAATAATCGCACTTACGTTTGGCCAACCTATCAAGAGTTTGGAGTTGTGGAGGAGTGATGAATGATCTAGAACAAACGCGGCCTATTCAAATACCTCAGAATGAACAACAAATTAGGCGAATGGCGATTTCCCTCCTGACCATCGTCCTTACTTTCATCGTGGTTGTCATGTCAATCTGGGGTGCAATTATCATCATGATCTATTTTACCAGGGTGGTATTATAAATGGCTGATACAACAGTGAAACCGTATAGAGATCCAATTCCGGGTCGAGGTTCGATTGAATTACGCAGAACGGCCGCAGGTGTTTACTCATGGGTAGTTACAATTTGGGCCGATGCGATAGTAACGGATACTCATCTGCTCGGTATGGTAGATGCAGTAGAGAGGGTAGACGACGAACTTAAGAAAAGATATCCAGAATCGAAGCCAACCTGAAATAGATATTGATTAGTGTAGAAAACGCAGCTTTTAGTAGAAGGAATAGGATAAACCCCTTAATTTTTTTTGCGAATTAACGACTAACAAGGAGAAAGGAGGGGAATGCCCAGTCAAATTAGTATTCAACCGCCAGTTCTAGATCTTCTACTTTATGCCGGTGATGGTATTTCATTTAAACTAATTTGCAAAGACGATTCTGATCCGCCAGAACCTGTAAATATTACTGGAGATATTGCCGCCCAGATACGAGCAAATCGTCTTTCACCTGATCCGCCCGTAGTTGAATTCTCCTCCGATGTATCTGCAGCTGATGCTGGTGAGATTGTTCTATCATTAACCGGTGTACAAACATCAGAGTTGATGGATGATCCGTCTGTTGTTAAGGGTAAATTCACTGGCGCTTGGGATGTCCAATGGACGCCCGATGGTGGGGAACCACGAACGTTGTGTCAAGGCAAAGTGGAGTGTTTAGCTGATGTCACACGAGAATGAAGATCTGTGTATAACCGTTGAGCTTGAGGACACGGCAATTACAGTTGTTGATGAAGTACCCTTCGTAGACGTAACTCTTGATGTTTCTCACGATGTTAACATCTTAATTGCTGATGAAGAAATAAATGTTACTGTTCAGAGCGATCAGTTAAAATTTAATTTTGAGGAAGATGAACCGCCTCAAGCAGATGTCATTCTTGAAACGATGCCCGATGTTATTGTCTTGGCATCGGATAGTTTGGGTTCTCAAGGTCCTATGGGTCCAATCGGTCCAACTGGTCCAGAGGGTCCAATGGGACCTCAAGGTCCAGAAGGTGGACCACCTGGTCCCACAGGTCCCGCAGGTCCTTCGGGTCCCGCAGGTCCTATTGGTCCGCCGGGCCCAGAAGGCCCTGTAGGTCCAACGGGCGAAACTGGAGATACGGGTCCAGAGGGTCCTCAAGGTGCTGTAGGAGATCCAGGACCACCCGGTCCTACGGGAGCAACTGGCGCAACAGGTGCTACGGGTCCAACAGGTCCAACGGGTCCTATAGGTCCTACTGGACAAGCGGAAGAATGGATCGCTGGAATTGGTGTTCCATCAACAGGTGTTGGAAATGATGGTGACTGGTTTATTAACAATTTCACGGGAGCGATCTATGAAAAAGTTGCTGGTGATTGGCAATCCCGAGGTAGTATCAAAGGTCCAGCCGGTGATCCAGGCACTCCGGGGGCTACCGGCGCTACAGGTCCTACAGGACTCACCGGCGCTGCGGGGCCTGCAGGGCCCACAGGTCCTCCAGGCGCTACAGGATCACCTGGAGCTCCGGGTCCAGAAGGTCCAGCCGGATCAACTGGCCCAGAAGGACCCGAATCAACTATCCCTGGACCTCCAGGAGAGCAAGGAGAACCCGGCCCTCAAGGGGAGGCAGGACCTACGGGTCCCGAAGGCCCAGCCGGACCAACCGGTCCTCCTGGTGGAGCGACCAAGGTCTGGGGTTGCAGGTTGGCTGGTCATGCAACAACCCCGCAAAGTGTGGCTAGTGGTTCGTGGGTACAGGCAGTTCTTCCTGTTGCTGAGCAGGATCCTGATACTATGCGTTCAGGAAATACGATTGTGGTACCGGCAACGGGTTGGTACAATGTTCATGCGCAAATAGCTTTCGATGTTGACGGCCTTGATTATGAATGGGTTCAGGAACTTGTCTCCGCGGCTATTTACTATGGATCAAATCCAAGAGTAGTTGCCGGAGCTTGGACACTTCATATTGAAGGCGGCTCAACGCCATATCTCGACACGATTCTTTCAGATCTTTATTATTTTACTATAGGCGATGTCGTTCAATTGAAGCTTTACCAGAATTCTGGAGCTGCGATCAACCTCTTTGCGGGTAATCTCACACCGCATCTCGCCATTACAAGCATCAATGGCGCTGTTGGCGAACAAGGAGATCCTGGTCCTCCTGGCGCAACGGGAGCTACAGGCGCTACAGGAGCAACCGGCCCTGCAGGTCCACAAGGTCTAGCCGGAAATGTTGGTGCAACCGGCCCAACTGGGCTTACTGGTCCCACAGGGCCTCCGGGTTCAACGGGAGCTGCAGGCGCACCGGGTCCAACAGGCCCAACCGGAGCTACAGGAGCTACTGGACCGGCCGGAGCTACAGGACCACAAGGTCCAGCAGGTCAATCGGTTTCTATTGCCGGAAATGTTGCTTCATCGTCAAATCTCACGTCGATTACCACTCCCGCAATAGGTACCGGTTATATTACGGCGGATACTGGTCATTTGTGGATTTATAATGGCCCAAATCCAAATAATAGTATTAGTAAATGGACTGATGTAGGTAACGTTACTGGTCCGCCGGGAGCCACAGGTCCTCCAGGACCATCCGTCGATACTACGACGCTCGTACTCAAAGCGGGCGATACGATGACGGGTTATCTATCGGCACCAGACCCATCGTTACCGGAACATGTAGCAACCAAGGGATATTCTGATGCTGCGTATGCATCTACAACTCATACGCATACTTGGGGATCTATTACAGGAAAACCATCGACGTTTCCACCAGCTGGTCACGATCATGATGGACGTTATTACACCCAAAGTGAAACTGATAATAAACTAGATAACAAAGCGAATCACCATTCCGAGGGAAACTCAGTAGTTGCTTTTGCTCGAGGTCCAAGCGATGATACATATGGTCGTTCCGTTTCGGGTGGTGGATTCTTTGCCGTTTGGATGGATAACAATAATCGCTTCGGCAGGAATGTTTCTTCTAGTAGATACAAGAAAAATATTCGAGATTATGCTATTGCTCCAGCCTGTGTTCTTGCACTTCGACCTCGGATATTTGATCGAAAAGATGATAGCACACACAATGAATTTGGTCTGATCGCAGAGGAGGTTTTGGAACATATTCCAGAACTTGTAGTTTATCATGAGGGTAAAGTTGATGGTCTTCGATATGACCTCCTTTCGGTTGCACTTCTCGATATTATCAAAGATCTAAATGCTCGAGTCGTCGCGCTCGAAGGGAGGGTTAGCTGATGGGTACGAGCACAGTTTGGTCAATTCCTTATCCTGAGAAGACAGATTCTCGTAACGTTCCGCTTCATATGAAGAATATGGCAGATACTATTGATTCTTCTCTAAAAGCAGATGCTGCTGCTGGCGTTTCTTCAATGCGAAAACTTGGAACCGGAGCAACTGATGCTGCGGCGGGAAACGATTCGCGCTTATCTAATGCTCGAACTCCAACGGCCCATAAAGCGACTCATGAGCCGGGTGGCTCAGACGCGTTGACAGCACTTACGGATGCATCATTTGCTGCCGCTAACAAAGATGGAATAACTACTCTTGCATCATTGAGAACTCTCGGTACAGGGGCTCAACAGGCATGTGGCGGAAATGATTCTCGTCTCTCGGATGCTCGAGCTCCTACAGCTCACAAAAATAATCATGTTCGTACTGGTTCAGATCCATTTGTATCGACCGACGAACTTGATTGTCGAGCTCGTCTCGTTCATCGAAAGAATTCGGGTGCTAGCGATATCGCAGTTCGACGTCGTTTGAATTGGATTGAAGGTCCTGGCATTGCACTTACAGTAGCCGATGATTCTCCAAACGAGAAGGCTGATATTACTATTGGACTTTCAGCGGCACCAGTACCAGCTGCGCACAAGGATTCGCATAAATCTGGTGGATCAGATCCTTTCTTGATTACAGATTTACTTGATGCTGTAGCACGAATGCAAGTGAAAAAGAACAATTCTTTGATCGGAACAAGGCGGGGTCTTAATCTGATTGAGGGTACCGGCATTTCTTTGACTGTCGTAGAGGATTCGGCAAACGAAGAAGTAGATGTCACGATTGCAAGCCCAAGCTCAGGTTATGCCGTAATTCAAAGTACTACTGCTGCTCGAACCATTGGTCAAAGTTCGGCAGCAGAGTTTTCTATTTTTCCGACAAGTCTTGTTAATATAGCTAATGTTGTTGGAGCAACATATCGCATCACTGTTTATGGAAACTATAATCAATCTTCGGCTTCAAACTTTCAGCTGAAAATCAAGGCGGGGTCAACAATTCTTGATAACTATTCTGTGTCTTCTCCTACGTCAAACCAAACGACTATGGGGTTTACTTATAAAGCGCTTATAGTTGTCCGTACAGCAGGACCTACTGGGGTTGTTAGCGGTGGTGTTGAACGTTTTGTCAATCACCCTAACGTAGGAGATAAGCTTTTGGCTCGTGGAATCGGCGCGAATAATGTTGATTTAGCTGCAGGCCAGCTACTTGATGCGGTTATCCAGTACGGAACATCTAATACTAATAATGCTTGCACTATTGATCATGCTGTTTGTGAAAGACTCCAATGAACGAAAATCAATATCAAGCAAAACTGATTGACAAGCTTCAAAGAATGTTTCCAGGTTGTGTTATCTTAAAAAACGATTCGTCGTATCAACAAGGTATTCCAGATCTAATTATTCTTTGGTGGGGTTGTTGGGCTTCGCTAGAAGTCAAGGCTTCTTCTAAATCACGATCTCAACCCAATCAGGACCATTTTATTGAAAGGTTAGACGAAATGTCGTTTGCTGCTTATATTTATCCTGAAATTGAAGAGGACGTTTTATATGCACTTCAACAGGCACTTGAAACTTCAGGGCGAACACGCGTTTCTTAGTCCTAGCCAGTATCACTGGATTAATTATACCCATGAACGATTAATTGAACGGTGGGTTTCGTCACAAGCTTCAAATTATGGTATTGAACAACATGATTATGCACAGAGAGAAATTAAAGCAGGCCGTCTTTCTAATCTTGTTGGAACAATAGGCTTGTATATCAATGATGCGATTCGTCATCGAATGACTACAGAACAAGTTCTTTACTATTCTGAGAACTGTTTTGGTACAGCCGATGCGATTTCATTTCGATATAACACTCTTCGAATCCATGATTTGAAAACTGGTGTATATCCTGGTTCGCCTCATCAACTTGAAGTTTATGCTGCACTATTTTGTCTTGAATACGATAAAGATCCATTTCAAATCAAAATTGAGCTGCGCATATATCAAGATAATGAAGTTCTTCTTTTCGAGCCCGATCCAGAGGACATTATATTTATTATGGAAAAGATTCAAGAATTTGATAAAATCCTGTCCCATCGAAGACTGGAGGAGGAAACGTGATTCGTACTGAAGAAGAACACCTTGCGCATTACGGTATTCTCCGAAAGTCTGGTAGATATCCTTGGGGCTCTGGTTCTTCTGAGACGACTCGTAGTAAGAGTTTTCTTGATTACGTCGACATGCATCGAAAAGATGGTATGACCGACACGCAGATTGCTCAGTATTACGGCATGAGTCGAAATGATTTTGTTGCTACTCGAACAATCGCCAATGCACGAAAGAAAGCTGATCAAATCAGTCAAGCCCAGCGTTACAAGGATCGAGGCTGGTCAAATGTTGCGATTGGTCAGCGTATGGGTCTCAACGAATCCTCGGTTCGAGCTCTTCTTGCTCCTGGCGCAAAAGATAAGGTCGATAACCTTACAAGTGTATCGAATATGCTCAAAGATCAGGTGGAGAAGAAGGGTATGATAGATGTTGGAAAAGGTGTTGAAAGTCAACTTGGTATTACCAAGACAAAGCTTGACACGGCCGTTTCGATGGCTAAGATAGAAGGATATGCGGTTCATAATATTAAAGTCCAGTTAATCAATACGCGAAACTATGTAACCATGAAGGTACTGGCAAAGCCTGGTACTACTCTTTCTGAAGTTCAACGAAATAGAGCCGAGATTAAACAAATCCAAGATTTCTCAGATGATCAAGGTCGAACGTGGCACCATATTCAAGAACCGATTTCGATTAGTTCGAGACGAATTGGTGTCAATTACGGCGATCAAGGTGGATCTGGAGCGGATGGAGTTATTTATATTCGTCCTGGTGTAAAAGATATTTCTATTGGAAATAACAGCTATGCTCAGGTTCGTATTATGGTTGACGGTACACATTATTTGAAAGGTATGGCCGTTTACAAAGATGATCTTCCAGATGGTCCCGATTTGGTTTTCAATACAAAGAAGTTGAGTACAGGTCGTAAAAAAGATGTTATGAAGGATATTTCTGAAGATCCTGAGAATCCTTTTGGTTCTATCATTCATCAAGTACATGATCCAGAAACAGGTAAAGTTTCATCGGTAATGAATATCGTTGGTAGTAAACCCGGCGCTGGAGAAGAAGGTTCTTGGGATACATGGTCTAGAACTCTTTCATCTCAGATGTTGTCCAAACAAGATCCGAAATTGGCTCAAGGACAACTCAGTATGACATTTGAACGTCGGAAAAATGAGCTTGATGAAATTCAAAGTCTTACAAATCCAACGGTTCGTAAAGATCTTCTTTTGAAATTTGCTGATCAGACTGACGCTGCAGCTGTACATCTTAAGGCGGCCGCTTTACCTCGACAAGCAAATCGCGTCTTAATGCCTATTCAATCTATGAAGCCTACTGAAATTTATGCGCCTACTTTTAGAAATGGTGAACCCGTAGTTCTTATTCGTCATCCTCATGGTGGAACATTCGAAATTCCACAGTTAAGGGTGAATAATAAGAATGAAGAAGCTCGTCGATTGTTACCGCCAGGTCCTAGAATGGATGCGGTTGGTATTCATCATACGGTGGCTCAACATTTGTCCGGTGCCGATTTCGATGGTGATCACGTTCTTGTTATTCCTAATAAGCTAGGATCGGTTAAAAGAACTCCTGCTCTGCAAGAATTAAAGGATTTTGATCCCGTTGCTATATACAAAATCCCCGATGATTCTCCTATTCCTCGTATCTCTGTTTCTAGGAAAGAGAAAGAGATGGGGAAGATTTCGAATCTGATTACTGATATGACGATTCAGGGAGCGCCGCCAGATCAAATTGCTCGAGCAGTTAAACATTCCATGGTTGTAATCGATTCAGAAAAACACGGACTTGATTTCTTGCAATCTGAAAGAGATCAAGGGATTCTTGCTTTGAAACAGGAATACCAAGGCGGAAAGAGAAGAGGTGCGGCTACTTTAATCAGTAGAGCTGGTGCTGAAATTCGAGTACCTGAAAGAGTTCCGAGACGTGCCAGCCGAGGTGGACCGATTGACCCGGTTACTGGTAGAAAAGTATTTGAACCAACGGGACGTCAATACATAAGTCGTAAAACCGGAAAGCCCGTGGAATTTACGGTACCATCGAAGAGATTGGCAGAAACGGAAGATGCCTTTACTCTTGTTGATGCCCCTGGTACACGGATGGAAACTATTTATGCTACGCATTCTAATCGACTGAAGGCTATGGCTAACGGCGCAAGGAAAGAAGCACTAGGTATCAAGGCTAATCCTTATGATCCAGAAGCTAAGAAACAATACGCAGGCGAAGTAGCTTCTCTCAATGCAAAGCTTAATATTGCTGAGAAGAATGCGCCGCTTGAAAGACACGCCCACCTTATTGGACAGGCCAAGGTTTCCGCCAAGCGCCAGGCAAATCCGGGTATGGAACGGGACGAGGTTAAGAAACTTCAAACAATGGCGCTAAATGAATCCCGTATTACTACCGGTGCCAGTAAGACAAGGATTCACATAACGCAATCTGAATGGGATGCTATTCAGGCTGGTGCACTTAGTAAAGATAGATTAGAAAGAGTTCTTAAGAACGCCGATGCCGATACAGTTAAGAAGTTGGCTATGCCAAAGACTCCTAAGCTAATGAGTAGTACCAAGATAGCGCGTGCTCAGGCCATGGCTGCTTCTGGGTATACTCAAGCAGAGATAGCAGATCATTTGGGAGTCAGTCTAACTACGCTTAAGGAAGGTCTCAGTAATGCCTGATACTACTGAGTACATGTTAACAACAGTTGACAATCCGTTTGATCCATTCACAAGGTTTGATGAATGGTTAGAGTACGACATTAAGATGGGTTACAATTCAGCTGGCATGCTGGACCGTATCGCTAGGGTATCGGATGATTTACCTGAAACTGACCAGGCCCTTGCCATCCAGAATGCGATAGATGAAATTGTACAGGAAAATGTTTGCGGAATGTGGGTAAAAGTAGCAAGAAATCAAAATAGAGAGAGGTTTGTATAGGGGGAGGGGGGTCAAAAAATATCAAACCCCCCTTTTCAT